TACCCGAATATCCGTGACCGTCGTGGACGCAGCACCAGCCGTCAGCGTGACCTCACCGACGTTTTCTGTTTTGCCGCTCCGAAGGGCCTGAAGGACTTCATACTGCCTGCGAAGTTCAGGAGTGGATGGCGGGGGCGGAAAGTGAAGGAAGGGACGGATTGTCATTTGCCGTTATCCCTTCGATATGGACACTGGTTCCGCAACCGTCCAATTCGGTGCTTCCGACGCAAGCGCCTCTAGGGTCTTGCCGAGGGAAGCCGCCCGCCTCTGTTCCGCCGCAAGCATTGTCTCAGCCTTCGCTTTCGCGGCTGCAATGTCGGCGTCTGTGTAGGGATGGGCAGGGTAGCCCTGTTCTGCGAGTGCCGCGCGCCATCGGTCAAATGCCTGACCGTTCGGCATCTCAAGCGGCGTGGTGAGGCCCGTCACCTTGTCCATGAAGAAGTGCCAATCGTCGGAGGTCGCATCCTCCAACGTCGGAAACCACTTCAGGGCAAAGGACGCAAAGTCGCGGCGATCCGTGTTCATCGGTTCTTCTTCACATCCTTCTTGTTCAGCGGGTTGCCGAACTTCTTGGTATCGAAGGGTTCCGGGTACATGTACGGCGTCGGCTCCGGGGGCGTGAAGGCCCAGGACTGCGTGTATTCGGGGAACTGCCAGTACAGCGACTTCTGGTCAGTCGGGGGCGTGGTCGGAGGGTTGGTCGGGTCCGTGGGGCTACCACCGTCACCACCGCCGCCGCCTTCGTTGCCCCAGCGCGATCCGTAGCGGTAGAGAAGCGGGATAGCCGAGAACGAGCCGTACTTCCTGACAAGGGCCTTGTCGGAAGCCCTCACCTGTTCGCGGGTCTTTTCACCGCCGCCACCGGCGCCGCCATACTGCGACATGAGGGAAAAGAGTTGAGCGTTGCTACCGCCTGCGGAACCACCCATTTAAGCCACCTGTGAGTTAGAGAGTTCGTCGATGATGGACTGCACATAGGCGATCTCTTCCGGGGTCGCGCCCTGTGCAATCATGTTTGCTTTGAGGTCGTTGAGGAGTGTCAACGGGTCTTGCTGTGCGCTGGCCTGCGGTGCCTGCGCCATCTGGGGCTGCTGGAACTGCGGGCGATAGGGCAAGCCGGAACGGTCCTGCGGGTTGCCGAAGTTCTGGTTTCCACCAGCGCCACCGGGGGCCATGAACATCTTGAGGCCCCATTCCGCAAGCCTTGGATGGTCCTTCATCCACTGCACGCGCGGGTCGGCATTGAGTTCTGCAACCTTCTTGTTGACCGTCGTGACGGCGTTATCAACGTCCACGCCCGTCTTCTTCTTGAGGTAATCTTTCCACCCGGACGAAGTTGTATCCGAAGTGGCGGGGGCTGCTGCCACGGGTTCCGCTGAAGCGGTCTGACTGTGAATGGTTCCAGGCTGCGCGGCGGGGCCGGACGGCTTGCGATTGGTTGACCAAACGCCCAGCGCATCTGCCTTCCACGACGGGAGAGAGCCACCGATGGGCGGCACGTTCCAAGCCAACTGAATGTCCTTCGGCTTTGCTGCCGGAAGGCTACCCAACGGGGTTGTGGAAACGCGCGGATCACCCGCGAACACGGAAGCGGGCTTAGGAGCCGCAGGGAAGGCCCCTACAGGCGTTTGGCTTACGCGCGGGTCAGTGGCTACCTGAGACGTGGTGCGGCCCGTGTAGGTCGGCGTTTGCGCGTACTGGTTAAGCCTCTGCTGGTCCTCCGGAGCCATCCGGCCCAACTGCGCGGGGCTGATGGAGCCAAACGGAGTTTCTACGTTCAACCGATCCTGCATTTTGAGGGCGCTAGGTACGGAAGCGGCTGGGAAGGCTCCTGCGGGCATTCCAATGCGGGGGTCAGAAGGCAGTGTCGGCGTGGGGGCAGAAAGCGCCTTGAGGGCCTCATCTGCCTTGGCCCTGCGCGCAGCCTCTCCAGCCCCGACGTTCGCAATCCCCGCAACCTGAGTGCCGCCAGAAAGGGGCGAACCAATGGGCTGACCGCCCGCAAGCATGGTGCCGCTGTCGAGGTTTCCGGGGCCTCTGTAGTTGGCGGCCTCCTTGCGAAGTGCGCTCTGGTCAGCACTGACCGCAGACGTAACCCTGCCCTCATCAAAATGCATGTAGTCAAGGGCGTTCGGATCGGTTTTCCAAGTATTCACGCCGAAAGAACCGCCCCAACGCTGGTTATTAAAGTCGCCATAGACGCCGGGGTTGTCCATGAAGCTGTTCAGCGTGCCTTTGGCAAAGTCCCGATATGGCCCCTCAAGAGCACCTTGTATCTTCTGGGCCATCTGATAGGTGCGACCCATAGACGGGTTGTAACTACCAATGGGATTGCGGGCGAACTCGCCGATTTTCTCATAGCCCACCGGACGCCCCGTCACGGGGTCCATCATTCTCATGTCAATGGATTGACCGGAGGGATGGTTCTTGGTGGGGCGCTTTGGATTGAACGGGCGCAGGCCGCTGAAGAACTCAACGGGCTGGTTGGCGCGAAGCGCATTGTCCACAATGGCTTGATGGATTTTCTGCGCGCCGGGGGTCAGGCTGTTGGGGTTATATCCCCTCACAAACTTGTCGTAAGGAATATGGGTAGCCGTCACCAGATTGGTGGGGCGAAGAGTCCGGTCAAACTGCGTCGGGTTCGTTTGACCCGGAAGTTCGTCGGTGAATGAGTGATAGTAGCCGCGATCCATCGACCCGCTGAGAGACACGGGGTTGGAAACCTGACCGCCACGCGCTGCATTAGCCCGCGCCACTTCCGCAGCCTTGCCGCCTGCCGTCGATGCCGTTCCCGGCCTGCCGCTGCCGGGGCCATAGTTGCTGCCCGCGCCACGCTGGCCGCCTGCACCGCTGGTCGGGGCGCTCTTGTTGCCGCCGCCCGTGCTGCTGCTGGTCGAAGAACTGCGCGAGGGGCCGCTGTTCGGGCCGCTGGGGCCACCTGGCCCCTTGCTGCCGCCGCCCGTCGCACCCGACGATTTGCCGCTGTTCTGCCCGCCCTGCCCCAGACCAGCATTGCTGTCCTTGCGCTCGACGCCCTTGGACGATGCGCTGTCATCGGCGTAGGACTTGACCCCCTTCGGGCCACGGTTCCACTTGCCGTCCGTCAGCTTGCGGATGAGTTCATGTTCCGCAGGGCTGAGATAGGCCAGCGTTTCACGCGGATACCCCGGCCCCGGATCAAAGGAGCGCGGAAGCGTGACATGGGACTTGCGCTTCTTGGACATTATCGGCTCCCCATCGGAGAGAATTTCAGGTCATCCACGCCACGCGCAAAGGACCACTGGCTTCCTGCCGGAATGGTGATCCGCGCCCGATGGTAACGGGCATTCACACGCGAATTGCAGAAGCCATAGGCGTTGATCGGAATTTCGTTGCCGTAGGTCAGGCCGCTGCCGAGGCTGTTACGCCAGCCAACCGTTAGGGAGGGGCTGACACTGGTGCCTTCAATAATCGGACGCAGACCGCGCAGGAGAGAACGCCCCCCAGGGGTCAACTGGCTGTCACCCGTTTCCACCGTGGCTGCAAGGTTGGTGCCTGAGAAAAACCCTTGACGGTTCGAGGTGTCGAACGCCGCGAGAAGCAGGCGGCCCGTACCAGACCAGAAGCGGCTATCCATCGGGAACGGCAGGCCGTCAACCGTGGCGGAAACGGCGTCCATGCCGTCAATGGTGTAGGTCTGCTGCGTTGCGGCGGGATAGATCAACTGGTGGTCAACAGTGGCCCGCGACCACTGACCAGACGGCCAATGGTACATCAACAACGTGTCAGGCGAACCCGTACCGTTCGTGACCGTTGGGAACCCCAAGATGTACAGCTTGTTGATTGGATCAATCGCAGATGTGACGCGGTATAGGAAGCTCGCGTCAAGGTTCTGTTCAATCCAACTGTCAACCTTGTCCACTCCAATCGGGACAATTTCAGCGCCGCCCCGGATCATGTATGCGCCGTCATCGCCAAGGAAAAAGATGAGGTTGTCGAACGCCGCAATGGACCCATCAGCACGGCACCCAAGGAACGCCGCAATCTTGTCGAAGCGGAACGCAGTCGGGGGGCCTTCAAACGACATGCGGGTAATCGCCCGCTCCTGAAACACTACGCCAAATTCGCCACCCACGAAGCCCATGATGGTACCGCCGTCGGGCAAGTCTTGGTAATCCGAAAGCGTGGTGGCAGACGTTACCCAGTCGGAGATGTCACCGATTGCTGACCACCGAACACGGTTATTTGCCGTGGAAATTTTAGCGAGGACGCCGAATTCACGAATGGACCCTGCGTAGTAGGCGGAAGGCGGAGAACCAGCCAAGGCCGAGAAGTTGGACGAAACGCCCAGTTCAAACACCTGTACGGCATCGTTGCCGTTGGTTGCCATGAGATAGTCGCCATACTGGGCAAAGGACCACTTGCTGTCACTTGCAACAGAGTAGGCACCGCCAACCGTGCGGGAAACGTCGGACCATGTTAGTCCGTCCGAGGCCAGCTTGTAGAGTTTCGTGGCGTCGCCGCAGAAGTTGAAGATGGTGCCGCTGATGGAGCGCACCGAAATGGCACCCTGCGCGCGGGCCGTAATGGCAGACGCGGTATTGACGAAGGACGGGAAAGGCCGGAAGCCCGAAGTTGACGGAATGACGTTGAGTGCTTCCGTGGAAACGCCCGTGTCGAAGTCTGCCGTGTCGGGTTGCCATGCAGCGAAAGGGACCATTACCAACCACCTCCACCCAAGTTAGACCCGTGATACTGGGCGTTGGCCTTTTCCAGTTCCGCTGCCTGCGCCTTGGTTGCGCCGTCTAAGACGCTGTAGCCAAGCATGGCGGATGCGCCTGCAATGCCGTACTTGCGAACGATGGAGATCAGCTTGTCATCGAAAACGACATAGTTGCGGGTGCCGTCACCAGCGCCGCGTGATCCGGCGTCTAGGTACTTGATGCCGGGGATGCCCGCCTTCTTCAGGTCTGAAGACGCGACATGCGGCTGGTCGCCGTAGTGGTATTTGTAGAACTGTTCTCCGGTCAGATAGTCGCGCCCCGGCTGCGCTTCCAAGCTGTCACCCATCTTCGGGCGCAGTACCTTCTTGACAGCTTCCGGCTGCTCACTCAGCGGCTTGTCCCAGTCAAGGAAGGCGTTGGGGTCGGCGTCTATGTTGACTTCGTACATGGAGCCGGGGCCGACTTCAGGCTTTGAAACAAACGGCTTCACACGCTGATTGAACAAAGCCTTGGCGCGGCCACCGACGCTTTCCGCAGCGTTCGCGGCGTCCTGCACTGAATAGGCGCTTTCCATAGTTCCGAGCAAGCTGTCCATCACATCCTGATCGGCTTCGTTCAGTCCCTTATACATTTCAGGGAATGTTGAGCGCAGGTCTTCAACCCACACTGACGGGATGTGTTTGTCGTTGACGCGAATTTTGACTTGTTCAGGGTCCGTAAGGGCGTCACGATACCCTTTCGCTACGCCCTCATTCTCAGCGAAATACAGCCCATGCCCGTAAGCCTGTGCGCCCTCGCCCGTGCCGATTTTGTCCATGCTGAACTTGTCGAAGGAATGCGGTGAGCCGTGGTAAGCCTTGATGCCCATTGACAGGGAATTGGAAGGCTTTGGCATCGGCATGGAACCAACGGTAATGCCGCCCGCCGCGTCGAAACTGTCAGCCACGGCCTGCTGCTTCTCCGGGCTATCGCCGCCCATCAAAACATCATACGGCGTGTTCATCAGGTTGTAGATGCCGCGCACCGGGGCATTGAGGTTGGTTTCCCAAAGCGCCTGCTTAACCCGGTCCCACTTGGAAGGGACCGGAACAGGGTCGCCCAACAGCGAGGTATAGCCCAGCAATTGCGGCTGCTTTGCCATTTACCACCCCGTATTGATATTGAAGGTTTCAGGGCCAAGCATCGGCGGCACACGGAGAAGCGTATTCGGCCAGCGGCGGCGGTTCTCTGCCATCATTTCCGCATATGCCTCGCGCTCAAGGGATGCAAAGCGGGCCGCGACTTCCTCAGACTGAAGGTAGTTCAGCGCAATTCGGCGCTTGGCGCACTGGCGGATCAGTTCTTCCGCCTCGTTCGTCCACGCATTCTCGTCCGTGTCGTTCACAAGCGCGTCCATCTTGTAAACGAACGTCAGGGAAATGGTGTAAGCCGCGTCAGGGATCGGGAAAAACCGCAGCTTGTTGGCCGTACGCGAGTAATTGCACGGAACACCCGTCACGGAGCCATCCTGGCTGAAGTCGATCTCCAGATTGTCAACCGCAACCATCGGCGTCTTCACGCCGTTGTTCTCAACCATAATGGATTGAACGGCAACCATGTCATCAAAAGTCGCAGACGGCGTGGAAACGTAATATTCCCCATTGGCAGAGGTCACAAACGTCACCATACGGACGTTGAACCACCACGGGCGGCGCTGATACAGCTTTATTGCGTCGTTGATGGCGTAATTAATCTGGGCGGTGGAAATATCGCCGTCATTAGCCAACTCGTCAGCGATGCGCTGCCGCATGTCTAGGTAAGTCGCCATTTACGCTTCACCCAAATTCAAGATCAATTGCTTTGATTGTTTGCGAGAAGCGTTGTCGTGCCGCCATCGCTGATTGCGCTGCTCACAACTGACTTCTGTGTGTTGTTGCTCACAAGGACGCTCGTCGCGCCAGTCTCGACCCTGATGCCAACATACGGACGAACAAGCGTGTTTCCATCAACGATGCTGTGAGACGCCGCCGTATAGATCGAGTATCCCGAAGTTGGGGACGTATCGTAGCGGTTGATATTGCCCTTGATGACAGCCCTTGTTGCCGTGCTGTTGACGTAAATGCCCTGCTTGTAATTGCAGATCGTGTTGCCAATCACTTCGGTTTCAGCGGCGTAAATGGCAATTCCATATCCGCTGTCCGCATCCTGCCCTGATGCACCTGTGGCAATGGTGTTGTTCTTGACGACAAGGTTGTAGTTCGTTGTCGTTGAGCCAATGTAGATGCCAACAGACGCCGATTGGTCGAAACCAATTATGAAATTGTCGGAAATGACAATATCGGTTGCGGATGTGACAATTCCAGACTCAAGAAACACGCCGTAGCTGGTGGCAACAATGTCGTTCGTTTCCCGCGAAATATGGTTGCCGGAAATGAGGATGTTGCCGATCCGCTTGGCACTGCCGCCAATGTCAACGCCGTAATGCGAAATGTTCGTGAAAACATTGTTCAGCACTTCAACGCCATACGCTGCGTCAATGTTTACGCCACCATACGCGCCGTCCACCATGTTGTTGTTAAACGACACGTACAAACCGAAGCCGTGATGCTCAAAGCCCCAAGACCGCCCCGCGCCGCCAGCCTGTGCATCGTACATCTGGTTGTGGTGGATGTTGATATAGAGCGGCTGGCCCCACGCATTCTGACCGCTGGTCTTCGCTGACGTAATGACGCCATGACGCACGCGCTCGAAGATATTGTCTCCGATGTTTATGTACTGCGAACTGTCGCCAACAAAGACGCCATAAAAGATTGTCCCGGTGACGCCATCGTAGTAGACGCCGTAGAACATATTGTTCGTGACATCACCGCGAATCGACATCGTCAATTCAAGCTGGTAAATGTCCTGCTGGATGAACGAGCAGTCCTCAATTGCAAAGCCGTTCACATACTGAAGGACGAGGCCGCGTTCGCCAGCGCCGGGGGTGTTGCGCCCCTGGAACGTCAGGCCAGATACCCTGATGTTGTTGCAAAAGCTGGCCTTCGTAACGAATGCGGAGTCTGCGGTGTTGTAATCTGCGCTCTTCGTCGGCGTGGTGAAGTACAGCGTATTGGACGATATGCTGCGAATGCGAACGAACTCACCAACTGCCACACTGTAGGTGGGGTTGTAGTTGTCGTAAGTCGCATTGCTTCCGATTAGCACCCAATCCCCGGCGCTAAACCCCGATGCAGAGGTCACCGTTGCCGAGTAGGAAGACGTTGTGCAGTTGGCCGTCAGGGTGGAGGTTGTGCTTGAAAGGCCACCAATGGCCTGCATGGCAAATTTATTGCCGCTTGCAATCCCTGACTGGTCAATGGTTGCGCCATTGCCGAAAAGCGTCTTGTTTCCGGCAGACAGGTCGAGCGTGGAAGTAATCCTGTAGGTTTTCCCCGGCTCGAAATAGATCACGCTGCCCGCGTTAATAGCGCCCTGAATAGCGGCTGTGTCATCTGTCAGGCCGTCGCCCTTGGCATTCCATGCCTTGACGTTGCAACCGTCGGAATTAGGGACAACACTCAGCTTTACTCCGCCTGCCGTGATGAGGTCGTAACTGCTGGCGGCAGAAGATAGGACGGAGTAGGTAAACCCCATCTCCTTGACTGTGATATAGACGCCCGCGCTGACGCTGTTGGCACTCCCCGACGTATAGGTCAGGGCAGTGTCGGCAACCATCGCCGCAACGCTCGGAAAATCAATGTAGTCTGCAACAGAACTGTGAAGGTCCGGCAACTGTGCAATGGGGTGCGTATGGCTGATGACGGACGGATTGCCAGCGGCGGCAACGTCAAACGTGTCATCCACCGACACAGAGACGGGGGAGCCAGTCGAGACGGTTACAACGACATCTATCATTTACGCCCCCAATAAAGGAGGGACAGGAGCCGAAGCCCCTGCCCCATCGTCGTTAGTTGTTGTGGAAGCGAGCCGCAAACTGCGGGCGCAGCGTCTTGGAGCCATACAGAACGTCCAGACGGCACGGGAACTTGTCGTTCGTGATGTCGTACTGACGGACGATACGCATGGAGATGCCGTCCATCACTTCGCGGGCGGCGAAGTCCACGCCCTTCGGCATGAGAAGGTCGGCAGTCGCAAACGCGAAGGCTTCCTTCTGGAACAGCAGAGCGGTCTGCACGGCAGTAGAAGCCGTACCGGACCACGTAACCGCCTTGCCAGCGCCAGCGCCGACAATGGTGATGTTCTGCTGCGCGCCCGAAGTGATCGGGGTCGGAGACACAACCTGAGTGGTCGTGCCAGCGGTCACAACGACGAACTGCTGAAGGATGCCCGTGGATACCTTGGTTTCGGGGTGGACCGAGAACACGCCAGCGATGGTAAACACGTCACCAACCGCAGACGAACCCGTACCCGTGGACAGGGTGATGGTGGACGAACCAGAGACGATGCCCGTCGAGGTGTTACACACGTAAGCCGCGTCAGCAGCGCCACGGGTGTGCGACGGCATCATGGTATTTTCCATCCAGTCGAAGCCAGCGGCGCGGCCCATATAGCCTTCCTTGAACTGCTTCGAGATCGAGGTGCTATCGTTGAACAGCGTCTTGGTGTCCTTCACCACGTCGGCCATCGCCTTCGGGTCCATGAGCGCGATGCGGTCATTAGCCGGGGCAAGCGAACGCTGGAGGATGGTGCGGGTATCAAGGGCAAGGTTGTAGGTCGCCGCAGAACCGCCGTTCCAGGTCGAGTTGTAAACGTCCTTGTAGACGTTGGACAGAACGTCCGACTCGATGTTCGCAGCCAGAACCGACATGGCCGGATCAAGGATGCGCTTGGAGAAGTCATCCAGCGACAGGGTGAGGTCAACCGAGGTGAAGTTCAGGTCAACGCCCTTCTGGGTCGCAACCTGGAGCGTCACGCTCGACTCGGTGGTGTCCTGCGTGGAGAGGGTCGCACCGGAGCGAACCGTGTACTGGTTCGGGAGGCGAATCTTCAGCGAGTCACCGATTTTGGCACCCGACTTGGCGAAGGAGTCATCGTACTCGCGCACGACGTTGCCAATGAAGTTGCACTTCTGGTGGAGGATGCGCAGGGCCTCGCGGGTCACTGCGGTAGGCGTAAGAATGGTATTCGGCATTGCCGTTTCTTTCTCTGAGACGCGGCGTCATCCGACGCTGCTAGGTTTGGATTTAGCGGGAGCGTTGCTGCTTTCGCGCCAACTGGCTTTCACGCCACTTCAGCCATTCATCAGCCGACAACTTGTCGGGATTGCTTGGCCCCGTGCGCGTTTTGCCTGAAGTGACCGTGGGAACGGGCTTGGCTTCAGGCGCGGCCTTCTTGAGCGCAGCATTGCTCTTGCGCAGGGCTTCATCGCCAATCATGGCAAGGTGGGCCATCTTGATGACAAACGGGTCCGTGATTGTCCGAAGCGAGTCCGGGTTCGCGCCCTTGGTCACAAGGAAGTCCGTAATCTTCCTGCTCTTGTCGGCGTCAAATTTGCCGTCCCATCCAGTGGTGGGATCGGGTCTGCTCAGGTCAGCAACGGCGCGTTCCAGAGAGATTGCAGTCGCCTGTTCCCTCATGGCGGCCAGTTGGCCTTTACGGTTGTCGATGTTCCCAGCGAGGCCGTCGTGAACGTCCTTCAACTGGGTGTATTCGGCATGGAGAGCGGCGTACTGGGACGCATCCTCGTTCGCCAATGCCTGCCAGTTCACCTGTGCGAACTGGTTGAGACGCGAACGCACGCTGAGAAGCTGGGCCTCTTCGTTGAAGAGTTCCTGCCTCGTCTGTGCTTCCCATTCCGTGGCTTGGCGCTGTGCTTCAATTTCACGGCGCTGCTCGGCAAGGGCCTGCGTCTTCTGTGTATAGTCGGCCTGCATCATCATGCGGGCCTTGAGTTTTTCGGCTGCTGACTTGGGAACCCTCAGAGGGTCGCCGTCAAGGTCCAGTTCCTCATACTCATCTTCACCCTCGCCGCTTTCGGAAGCGTCATTCTCATCCGCTTCGTCGGCGGCAAGGGTTTCCTCTGTGTCGACTTCCGGGGCCTCTGCTTCGGGGGCTTCGGCTTCAGGATTGGTCGTGTCGTTCATTTCCATCGGGAGTGCTTTCGCTTGCTCACTGGGACAGCGCCGCTTCACAGCGGGGCATCCGGGCGTTATTGCCCGAATTGGGTGCGGGCGTTAGCCGCGCGGGCGTGGTCCCCTGATCAGGGAACGGCCAATAATGGGTTGGGGCGGCATCGGCTCCGGGCCGCGCCACATCATGTCAGTGGGAACGCCGTAAGCGCCGGGACGTTCGCCACCGGGGAACATGTTGCCGCCCATCGGGCTACCACCGGGAGCCTGCGGGCCTGCGTTCATGGAACCGCCCTGAAACGGCGGAAGCGGGCCACCCATCGGGGGCCTGATCTGCTGACCCTGAGACGGGTCATAGCCTTTAGGAAGGTAAGGATTGGAGGGACCATCAACGCCATAGGCACCGGGGCGCTCACCGCCGGGGAACACCTGACCGCCCATCGGACCATTGCCGGGGGCCTGCGGGCCTGCGCCCACAGTGTTGCCGCCGAAATAGCCGCCCGGAGGCTTGTAGTTGGTAAAGCCACCGCTGCCCTTGTTGCCGAAGCGGCTACCAAAACCGCCCAAATTGCCTGCGCTGCCGCCCATGTTCGTTCTCCTTATGCCACCATCAGCCATTCATCGTCGGCTAGTGCGATGGCTCTCAGCCTGTCACGGCGGGCCTGTTCAGCTTCCGCCTGTTTGCGTTGAAGTTCGCCCAGAACATCGCGCGCCGGGGTGACTTCGATGATGCCCGTCTGAATTTCCGGTTCGCCCGCAAGGATGACCTGTTCGCCAACCTTCTCGCGCTTCCGTTTCTTCTTCGGTTTGTCTTCGTATTCGGGATGAACCCGATACCTTGGCTCTGCGGGGCCTTTCCAGGCGTGGCCGCCGCCAATAGGTTGATCGTCTGCCTCTGCCGCGACGGAGATGCTGACGGTATCGCTCGGCTCCGTGATGGCGAAACTGACGGTTGCCGTTGAAGAGGCCAGAGATACGTCAATTGCGACAGTATCCGCCGTTTCCGTGGCGGCGAGGCTGGCCGTTGTCCTGTTCGTGCCAGTGATTGCGACGGTATCGGCGGTTTCCGTCGCAGCCAGAGAGGCGGTTGTGACGTTCGTTCCGTTGATGGCAACGGTATCCGACGTTTCCGTAGCCGCGAGGGTGAAGGTGGTGCGGTTGGAACCCGTAATCGCTACGGTATCGGACGTTTCAGTGACAGCCAGCGAGGCCGTGGTGCGGTTCGTGCCTGTAATGGCAACGGTATCGCTGGTTTCCGTCGCCGCGAGGCTTGCGGTAATCGTGCCGCCCGACACATCGGCGTTGATGGCTACGGTATCGGAGGACTCGGTAGCCGCAAGAGCCGCCGTCGCGGTGGGACTTCCCTCAAGTGCCAGCGTTGGAATGGACGGGTCGTTCGTGCCGTCCAGATTGCCAAGCGCCCAGAAGCCTTCGTATTGGTTCCTGAACTGGTAGCCGTGCTTGATGTACCGGGTGAAAAGGATGCTCATAGCGCCTCCTTACGGGGCTGCGCTGGTCGCGTAGACTTGGCCCGTGTAGGTGCTGGCGTTGGTGGACGGCTTCACCAGTTCGATGAAGGCAAGGCAGGCGTTGTCGAAGATGCGCGGGGCCTGGAGACGGTTGGTCAGCCAGTCGAACGGCGTCATCGTGTTGGCAATCGGGAATGCCATGATGCCGATGGGGTGGCCGATGACGAAGTTGATGGCACCCGTGGCAACCAGTGCGGAACACTGCATCTGGGTCAGGGCCTTGATACCAACGTCACCGCTTTCCAGCGGGCAGAACCACGACTGGGTGGGCATATCGAAGCGGTCAACGATGGCCGAGGCGTTACCCGTCACGGAGGGCAGCGTGGACGCCGCGTTGGCTTGGTCGGTGTAGGTGCAGACGGTCCAGTTGTGAGCCGTGGCCGCAAGCGCCGTGCCGCCAACCTCAATGAACAGGAAGTTGCCGCCGATGTAGTCAGCAGCCGTAGCCGTCGTGGACTGGTAGCGGGTCGGAACGCCCGTGACCGCTTCCGTGGTCGTGCTGTTCATGGTCTTGGCAACCGAGAACAGACGGTCATAAAGCATCAGCGAGTTGTTGGCGATCTGGGCCGACATATCGGCACCGACAAGGTGCAGCGTGCCGGATGCCGGGTTTTCGTACTGCAACGCGCCCGTGTTCGCTTCCGTGTGCGCCGTGCCACCGGGGGCCGCAGCGCCCGCAGAGCCACCCGCAGGCGTATTGCCAACGCGCCACAGCGTCGAGGAGACGCCCTGCACGCCAGTCGGACCAGCCTTGTTGATGGCCCCGTTGAGTGGCTGGCCGTAGCCCTGAGAAGCGCGGCTCAGAGCATCGGAAATGGATGCAAAGCCAGCGCCAAAGACGGGTTCAGGCTGATAAATGGGCTTTCCAGCAGCCTTCCAAAGGTCACGAAGGTGGC